AGCAGCAGGAGATATTCAAACTGCTTACAGTTTAACACTAACAGGTGGAAACGTCACTATTGGTAACAATATTAGTTTCCTAACTCCTGAAACTTTAGGTATTGTAAATCAGCCTTTAGGTCACGTAACAGGAACAAGAAATGTAGCAGGTAACTTTACTTGTTACTTAAATACTCCAGCATCAGGAGCCTCAAGTGCAGACTTATTTGAAGACATTATTGAATCTACTTCAGTAGTAACAAATGACTTCAACTTAGTATTTGTAGTTGGTGGAACTGTTGCACACACTGCAGGAGGACCTTCTTTCAAGATTACTTTACCAACTTGTCACTTAGAAGTACCAACACATTCAATTGATGATATCGTAAGTTTGGAAACTAGTTTCCATGCTTTACCAACTTCAGTTGATGGAACAGATGAAGCAACAATTGAGTTTAAAGGACCAGCAGTAACTTAATAATTACATTAACAGGGAGGGCAAAGTCCCTCCCTCTTTTATAGGAAAAAAGAATGACAGAACAAAAACAAAACGTATCACTATCGAGTTTATTAACTCCAAGCAAAACAGTAACCGTAGATTACCCAGGTATGAATGGATTTACTGTAGATTTATGCTATCTCGCAAGAGAAGAACTAATTAAATTAAGAAATCGTTGTTTATCACAAAAGTTTAATAGAAAAACTAGAGCTTTTGATGACCAACTAGACGAAGATAAATTTTTAGTCGAATATGTAAAAGCAGTAATCAAAGGGTGGAAAGGCTTAAAGTATTCTTACTTAGAAGAGCTTCTATTGGTGGATATCAGCAGCTTAGACCCTGAAGATGAATTAGAATTTTCTCAAGACAATGCAGAGACTCTTATGAAGAATGCAGGAGACTTTGACACTTGGGTAACTGAAGTTACAGGAGACTTAGAAAATTTTACGAAGACCAAGTAGAACAAGTACTTGGTTTATTAGATAAACAATATAAGGAAGGACAATTACCTCTGGACACATATTTAGATATATGCGAACAAAAAGGTATAGAGCCTGACCCTGCCGAAATGCCACCGACTATGGGAGATTTTCCTCCTGAAGTTCAGGTGGCTTTTTTATTGCACGACTTATTACCAGATAGATGGGATGGAATGAGTGGTTCATATTTTGGAAAAGATATGGCAGCACTTGGTACTTTACTAGATGTACATGAAGTTGATGATAAAAGAAACACTATCTTTTGGATAAAACAAATAGAAGCAAAAAATAGCGGAGCTATAAATAAAAAGATTGATAGAAAACGAAAAGCCTCTCAAAACAAGGCAAAAGGTCCCGGAATTAATTCGGCGAATTTAAAAAGATAAACAATGGCAGATTTTAAGGTAGTAGGAAAGTTAGTAATTGATGACAAAGGTCAATTAAAAGTCCTTGGCAAAAAAGCTAAAGGGGCTTCTCAACAATTAGATAGGGTAGGAACTTCTGCACAAACTGCCGACCGTAGATTAAAAGGAGCAGCACAGGCTTCATCAGGTGGTAGTAAAAACTTCTCAAAAATGGCACAAGGTATCAATGGAGGTCTAGTACCTGCATATGCTACTCTTGCTGCTTCTCTATTTGCTATCGGGGCTTTATTTAGAGGACTTGAAGAAGCTGCAAATATTAAAAATCAAACAAAAGGAATGGAAATCTTTGGCGAAGCTACTGGTATTGCAATGAAGGGAATTGTATCTGATTTAAGAGCAGCTACAGGCGGTATGCTTGATTTTCGTAATGCAGCACAACAAGCACAGATAGCAACTGCAGCGGGTTTTAGTGCTGATCAAATTGTAGAACTTGGTAAAGGAGCAAAACTTGCATCCGTGGCTCTAGGAAGAGATTTAACAGACTCTTTTAATCGTCTCTTACGAGGTGTAACAAAAGCCGAACCAGAACTATTGGATGAATTAGGTATCATACTAAGAATCGATGATGCAACAAGAAAATATGCTCAAGCAAATGATTTAGTAGCATCAAAACTTACAATTAGTCAGCGAAGAGCCGCTGTATTTGAAGAGGTAAGTAGACAGCTAGCAAACAATTTCTCTGCGTTTGAAGACGGAGCAGATGGAGCACTAAACTCTTTTTCTAGGCTACAAGTAGCTTTTTCAGATATTATAAAAGGATTAACTGCTCTTATCGGCCCTTTAGAGTATGTAGCAGAATTCTTAGCTGCAAATACAGGAGCAGCAGCAGTCATATTTGCAGGATTCGCGGCTTCAATTATGAAATCAGCTTTTCCAGCTTTAACAGATTTAAATAAAGCTTTAGCAGGGTATCAAGCTACTTCTCAAAGTATGCTAAGAGCAGAAAAAGTAAAATTTCAAAAGATGGCACTCTTATTTAAGAAAAACGCTGCAGATGCAAATCTTGCAGAGTTAAAGAAAAGTGCGGCTTTTAAGAAATTCTTAAAGAAAAGAGGCATGGATGAAGATGCTTTTTTCAATAAGAGCACACTTAATCAAAGAAGGTCAATCTCTTTAATGATAGCAAATCTTCAAAAAAGAGCAGCTGCAGGAAAAGCAATAAATGAAGCAGAACTTGCATTATTTATAAAAACTCGAAACCAAATGGTTGGAGTTCAAGCAGGAACTACAGCAAAAATAATATCAATAACAAAAGCAGGAGGAGCAGCTGCGGGAGCAGCTATAACAGTTCCTGCATTACTTGCTCGTACAGGATTAGCAACAGTTGGAAAAGCAGCTCTTGCATTAGGTCCTATCTTTACTATGTTAGGAGGTCTTATAAGTGGAGCCTTTACCATATTAACAGTAGGATTTCTTGCTAAATTTTTATATGATATAGTCTTTATAACAAAAGAAGAAAAAGAAGAAAGACGAAAAGTAAAAGCAATTCTTGATAGCACTGCTGAAAAATTAAAAGAAATACGTAGAATTGGTAAGAATATTTTTGAAGATATGGTTAATAACGCAGACGCACCTTTAAATAGATTGAATGCAAGACTTCTGGCCACCTATAATTTAGTTAGGGGAATAAGTTCCGGAAAAGCAATGGAAGAATACGAAAGCAAATTTACTAAAAAACCTACTGGCAGAGGATACAAAATGGTCGCTCCAGAACTAGGTGCAGTAGCCGGTGCAGAAATGACAAGTAATATCATGAAACAAATAGGACTACTTGATAGTATGGGTGGATTTGATAATGACATGCTACAGCAACTTAAAAATATCAATTACCAAAATGCTGGTGGAGGCCTTGGTCTTTACTCACTTGATAAAGCTCTAGGACCGGGCGGCGGCGGAGTTACGGATGATCTACTAGACGACTTACAAAGAGACTTAGTAAAGATGTTTGAGGATGGTTTTAAAGGAGACTTAAGACCTCTTTTGAGATTCTTAAATAATGAACTTACAGTACTAGCTAAACCAGGAGAAGGACTTTACAATGTTAGCGAAGCAGCAAAAACGGTAAAAGATACTCTTGCTGTTATGTCAGATGGATATAAACCTACTACTTTTGATACCCTTAACACTCAAATGCTCGATTTAGCAAATAACTTAGAAGGTGCTATAGGCGGCACAGGTAAAGGAAACTATTTTGCAGAAGTAAATGAGCAACTAGGAACTACTTTTAAAAATAATGAAGAAGCTCTAAAAAGTATTAGTGTTATGTCGACAGATATAGCAAATGTAGTTACAGAAAATGCAAGAATTTTAGATGCTCAATCTAATTTATCAATGAGAACTGCAGGTCTTGGTTCTCGAAAAGATGCTTTTTCAGTTTTAGAGAAAAAGAAAATTAAAGAACTGCAAATAACAGAACAAATAGCAGATGTAACAAATAAAATTAATAGCGAAACATATTTCTTAAAATTAGCAGAAAAAGAAGGAGAAGAGGTAGCTGAAAGAAAACTTAGAACAATGGAAAGACAACTCGATGTTTTAAAAGCACAAGAAAAAGAATATAAGAGAGCAAATACAATCGCAGGGCAATTACAAGATACTTTCGAAGATGGTTTAGACAATACATTCCAAAGCATAATAGATGGAACAGCTAAAGCAAAAGATGCTTTCAAACAATTAGCTGTAGTAGTAATTCAAGAAATGCAAAGAATACTTGCAGTACGTATGGCAAGTCAGATTATTGAAATGATGTCAGGATTGTTTGTTCCAGGAGGAGGAGAGGCAGGACAATCAACAAATTCCGCAGGAGATGTTAGTGCTACAGGTAGACTGGCTAATGAACTACCTCCGGGAGCTGGATCAGGCAGATACGGTGGAACTTTTGGAAATAAAGGATATGCAAGTGGTGGAATAGCAGACGGACCTGATTCAGGTTACAATGTACTAATGCATGGAAGAGAAGCAATCGTACCATTACCAGACGGGGATAAAATACCTGTACAACTTACAGGAAAAGGACAAGGACCAGTAAATTCAGTTATAAATGTTACTGTAAATAATGAAGGTGATGTAGAATCTTCAGCAGAAGAATCTTCAGCATTAGGCGAAGCAATTCAAATGGCAGTAACTAGAGAAATATCAGAACAACAACGACCAGGCGGCTTACTTAGCCCAATTTAATACTTATGGCAATAGGATTTAGCACAACATCAGACCACGGAAACAGACAAATAGTTCCAGATAAAGGTTTAACTTCAACTGAAACTCCAAGAGTTCTTATGGCTTCGTTTGGCGATGGGTATGAACAAAGAATAGCAAACGGAATAAACTCTTTAGACCAGACTTTTTCTTTAAGTTTTAAAACAAGAACAAAAGCAGAAATAGATGATATAATTGCTTTCTTTGTTAGTAGAAAAGGCGTAACAGCATTTAACTATGTAGTATCTGATAGTAACGCTGGAGGTTCTGAAACAACCTACAAAGTTGTATGTGATAAATGGACAAAAACATATGCCTATGACGATTTTTATAGTGCAACAGCAAACTTTAGGAGAGTATACGAAGCATGACAGACCTTATTGTTAAAGATTTACAGAAACAAGACCCCGGTTCAGACCTCATTGAATTATTCGAACTCGAACTTGACTCTAGTACTACTGTGTACTTTCATTCAGGAGTGGAAGAAGATTTATCTACAGTTCAATTTAGACAAGAAGGAGGGGCAGTAAAAACCTACGTAGCTTTACCACTACAAGCTAAAGGATTTAAGGTTGACCCAAAAGGTACTAGCGCAAGGCCTAGTATAAGTTTTGCAAATGTTTCTAATATATTTAAAAATACTGTATCTGATTTCGACTCTTTACTAGGTAGTAAAATAACTAGAAGAACAACACTCAAAAAGTATTTAGTTGGAGAAAGTGGAGATAGTACTCCACCGGTAGAGTTTCCAAAGCAAATATTTCTTTTAGACAGAATAGCTAGTAGTAGTAAAACTGCCATTACTTTTGAATGTGCCACACCTTACGATTTACAAGGAATTACACTACCTAAAAGACAAGTTATAGCAAATGGATGTCCTTGGATTTATCAAGGTGCAGATTATACATTAAATGAGTATGAAAAAGTAGGGGCATGCACATGGAATAGAGAAAGCAAGTATAAAGCATCCTATACCTCCACTTTAGATGGAACTGTAGAATATATTTCTTTAGTAAATCTAGACGATGAATATGTGGTTCCTGGAACAGGAGAAACTGGAGCTGTAACTTTTAGTTCTACAGTAAGTAGTATAACACAAAATAGTTATTACACTACAAATACTACACTAGGAGGAACAGTTAGGCGTTTAAGTAAAGATGGAAGTATTGACACGTCTGTAGATGGTAATACCGTACCAAACTATTGGCAAGCATTAATTACTACTACTTCACCGGGCACTTTAAGCGATACTAATGCAAAGGTAAAAAGAGTTAGAATTTGGGATACTTACAGCGCTTCTACTACTTATTATGCTTATACAGATGATAGATATAATGATTTTGTAAGATATACTGCTGATGGGCTTACTAAGCTGTGGAAAGCTAAAAAGACGTCGGTAGGACAAACTCCAGGATTTGGAGAGTATTGGGAACCTGGAGATGTTTGTTCCAAAACACTTACAGCATGTAAGATGAGATTTGGGTTTGACCCAATAGTTAGAGTAACTGCCAGTACTACTGGTAAAGCTAAGCCTAACACAGAGGTAGTATTACCTTTTGGAGGTTTTCCAGGCGCAAAAAGATTCTCTTAATGAGATTTTTAGATGAGATGTATCAAGCAGCTAAAGAGTCTGCTCCCGGGGAAATGTGCGGACTTGTAATCCGACAAAATGACACAGAAAAATGGATTTTGTGTCAAAATATTTCCGAAGATAAAAATGACTTTGAAATTGACGCAAAAGTTTTCGTTCAATATCAACTTACTTCGAAAATATTATATGTAGTGCATAGTCACTACAATCAAAAAAATTTAAAACCAAGCATTTATGATGTGAATAATTGTAACGCGGTGAATATACCTTATTTAATAGTAGGATATCCACAAAAGGAATATATAATAGTAGAGCCAATATGACAAGAACAATATACTTACAGGGAAAAATGGGCGAACTCTTCGGAAACGTCTGGAATCTTAACGCAGCAACTGTAGCAGAATGTATGCACGGTATTGACTGCCAAAGAGAAGGAAAGTTAAAACAATACTTAATGGATTGTACAGAAAAAGGAATAAAATTTACAGTTCAAAGAGGTAAAGACCTTCTTGATTATGATAACTTACAGATGAATTTAGGCGAAGACGATTTAATTATTTCTCCAGTTCCCGCAGGTTCTGGAAATAAGTTATTAAAAGTTATAGTAGGTTTTGCTCTTATGGTAACAGCAGCGTATCTTATAGCAACAGGAAACTTTGCAGGTGCTGCAGGTGTTCTTGAGTTCGCTGGGTTAATGGCAGTAGGTATGATAGGGTCAGCTCTTCTTAACTCAGGTATAGCAGAATATATGGCACCAAAAAAAGCAGGAGAAAAGGGAGATGCATTTTTATTTGATGGCCCAGTAAATAATGTCAAAGAAGGAATTCCTGTACCTCTTGCCTATGGACAAATATTGGTAGGCGGGGCTACTATAAGTTTTGGATTTTCTGATAGTGAAGTAAGTTCTTCCTCAGGATTTAGATTTTCAAATTCTACAGGAGGTGTTTATTCAGCTTCTACAGGTACTCCACCAAATTCAGGAACAGCAATAATAGCGGAATCAACAACACCGGCTTCAGTAGATGCTCAAGTATCAGAAAATATAGATTGGAATTTTGACGGAGGAAATGAACTATAATGGCTAAAACAAACATACCTGCAGAAGACAACCCAATTAGAATAGGAGATAACCCTAACTCTAGTACTTATAATAGTTTTGGACGAAAGACTAGCTCAGAAAAACAAAGCGCGGTAGCAGTAGATGTATTATCAGAAGGTCCTATTAAAGGTTTAGTTGATGGAGCTTCTTCTGTACAACTTAATGGCGTACCTTTATTAGACCCTATAACAAAACAGTCATATTCAGCAGCAGTTTCATCAGATACTAGCTATGTTGCTAGTACTAGAGTAATAACAGATAATAATAGTACTCTTTTTGCAAATAAAACAACAAGTAGTGGAGCTTACAAAATACAAATAGAAGGGGGACTAAAATCTGCTTCAGGACTAATTACAACTACAGCTGGAGTAAATACAGTTACAGCAAGCTCTAGCTTTTTTGCTTCCGACCAAGTAAGTTCAGGAGAGGAAACACGAACTCTTACTATACCCGGAGCCGGTCCAAGTGGCTCTGATTATAAAGGAAGAATATTAAAATTTACAAGTGCTACTTCAGTAGAGGTAGAACCGGCACCTTTTTCTTCAGTAGCAGGAGCAAATGCAACTATAGATTTAATAGGCACTATCGCATCAATATCAGGAAATACAGCTACATTAGAAGGTTCAGGTACTTTAGGAATTAATACATCTAATACCAAAGCTAATTTAACTACTCCAAGTATTGATGTTGCTACACAGGCAGATAGATGGAATTTTGAAGATGCAGGATTTGCATTTAGGTCCGGAACTAGGGACCAGTCATACTTAGCTCTACCTGGAAATGTTGGTTCTAATTCATTAACCAGCAATGTAGGAACAGTATTAAATACTACTAATTTTAATGCAATAACATTTAATGGAAGTTCAATATTTAGTAGTGGATACGTTGCGTCAGGAGGCTGGACAAAGATAACAGAACCAACTGCAAGTCGTTTAGTATATACTAGTGACGGTATGGGAGTACCCTCTCCTGGAGAAGTTGACGCTATAAAAGTAACCATTAAATTTCCAAATGGATTACTAGGACAAAAACCTAAAGATGGACATGAAGAAACTGGATTTGCGGAAATACAAATTCTTTTTGAGTATTCAATTACAGGCAACTTTGATGACACTCAGACTTATGTAGCCTATGGCCCTTCAGATGCCACTTTAGCCTCAAGAAGTCCTTTACCAGGACGAAGTGCAGATTCTTTTGGAGGATTAGCAGGTACTTTCGCAGGAACAGGAACTGTTAGAAAGAAAACTAAAACTGCTTTTGTACAAACATTTAGTTGGAGTGTAGTTAAGTTTCAACCTTTCACTAAATACAGAATTAAGATAGCAAAAATAACTCCTACTAATGGATTTAATGAAAGAAGATATTGGTATAATGCTACTCAAGTACAATCTATACAAAATATTATTACTGACAAAACTTCATACCCTTATACTGCTTACGGTGCTGTTATTTTTGGAGCAAAAGATTTTACTACCCCACCTAGAAGAAGTTATGAAATAAGAGGACTACAAGTACAAGTTCCTACTAACTATTTTTCTAGACATGAGTTGTCAGAAGGAAGTGAGCCTTCTTATACTCGTAAAGTTACAAGCAATACTAATGTAACAAATGAAACTGAATATCAAGATTGGGACGGTAATTTTAGGGGAGATATCAAAACTTTTACAAATCCTACTCATTCAAACTATGCAAAAGTATGGACTGATAACCCTGTTTGGATACTATTAGACATCCTAACAAATGATAGATACGGTTTAGGAAAGTTCGTAGACCCTTTAGATGATTTTTCATATATAGACAAATTCCAATTATTTCAAATAGCAAAGTATTGTGATGAACTAGTACCTGATGGAAAAGGAGGCTTAGAACCTCGTTTTACAGCAAATCTATATTTGTCAAAAATACAAGAAGCTCAAAAAGTTGTACAAGACTTACTTAGTGTGTTTAGAGGATTGTTAATTTGGTTTGACGGTAAGTTTGCTCCTTCTATAAATGCTTATAAGAGTCCTGTTTATACATTTACAAAAGGAAATGTAATTGGCGGAGAGTTTAATTATCAAAGTAGCTCTACTAGATTCCGTTCTAATCAGATTAGAGTGACATGGAACAATCCAGATGATAACTATCAGCAAGCTATAGAAATAGTAGAAGATACTCAAAATATACTAGAGACTGGTAAGATATTATCAAAAGATGTAGTTGCAACAGGATGCACAAGCCAAGGACAAGCACATAGGTATGGAAAATGGTTTATACTTACAGAAAAACTAGAAAAAGAAATTATAAGTTTTAGTACAGGTTTAAATGCTATAGCACTGAAGCCCGGTGATGTAATAGAAATACAAGATGCAGATTTAAGCAATACAGAACATTCAGGAAGAGTATCTAATACTGGGACAAAAAATACAACTACGATACCATTAGATAGAGAAGTTAGTTTAAATACTTCAACAAAAGCTTATGTACTTAATTTAATATACCCAAAAGGTGGAGCATACTTAGCACAAGAAAATGCAACAATAAACTCAACAGATTATATACTAGGAGATTTAGTATTACTAGATGAAGACGGAGCCTCTATAGACAGCTTTGAAAAAGCTGCGAATGTAAAAGATGATTCAGATAATTTAGTACAACTTAATTGGTCAGAGTCAGTAAGAGTAGAGAGTAAGCCTGTTGCAAGTTTTAATAGTAATTCAATTACTGTTTCGTCTGCTTTTTCAGAAACTCCAGACTCAGAAGTTATCTGGTCTTTAACTTCTACTATTATTGCTACAGGTAAAGAAGAAGAAGATATTGCTCCAAAAGAGTATATTGTTATAATGACTGAAGAAAAAGAAAAGAATATAATAACTTTATCCGCTGTAGAATATAGTAATAATAAATTTCAATTAGTAGATAGAGGGTATACTACAGAGATAGTAGATGAGAATCAAAAGCCACCTTTAAGAACTGAAGTAGTTCCTACTGTAGAGTCTTTAATTGCTTCTATCTCAACTTCAAATGTAGAATCTTCTACTGAGTCTGCAACAAATAATAGAAAAGATTTATTAATTAGTTGGCAAGCACCTGTTCAGTTTAGACAAAAAACCTCTTCCACTATAACAGGAAATGTCAGTAATAGTACTTCTGTAACTTTATCAGCATCTAATGATAAAATAGAAGTAGGCATGAGAGTCCGAGAAGAAGGAATAACAGGAGTAGTAACCGTAGCTTCTATAGATGAGACTTCTTTAACGTTAAGTAGTGCTGTATCTTTAACAAGCGGAGATGAACTTTCATTTAAACACGATATACCAGACGCTAATATTATAGGATACAACGTCAAGGTAGTAGGGCCAACTCCGAATGATATAGGAGATTGGGAAACAAGAGGAAATGGCTATTTTAAATTTATTTCAGCGGAAAATACCTCTACATTCTTAAAAGGAATAGTTGAAGGAACTTATTATGTACATGTAAAAGCTTTAAATAATATTCAAAATTTATCAGCTCCATCAACAATTAGAGTAACTTATTTTGCAGATAAGTACATAGTACCTACAGGAGAGGACAAGATTCTAGGGGTAGACAAAGGAGGAATATTAGATAAATCTATCGGTATTAATACTTCTTCAGGTTTATTTGCTATAGATACTAATACTTATTCTTTCACACATAGTAATGGAACTATATACTCTAATTCTTCTACTAATACAGATACATATCAACAAAGTTTTGCTGGAATCGGGGCAAGTGGGGAAGCCTACTTATTATATGACCATGGCAGCTCAGATACTTTCAAAGCAGTTATAGAACATGAAGACTCAACTGCTACTGATGCTGATGGTAATAAATTAAATTTTGAGTACTGGAAAGAAGTAGGAGCATCAAATAATGGACTAACAACAAAAACAGGAACTATAACATTAGCAGAAAATACAGCAAATGTAGTAGGTAGTGGAACAGCTTTTACAACTGAATATACAGAAGGCGACCTAATAGTAATTAGTTCTGGAACTTCCGCATTTTATGCCTTTATAGGCTTCATAGAAAGCGACACCGTTATAGACTTAGATAGAGCATCTACTAGAGCATATAGTGGTGCAAGTATTAAAAAATTAAGTTTTATACCAAATTTTGCACAAGACCAGATTCTTGCAAAAGTTACTACAAATAGTTCGACTCAATATTCTTTAGAAGAAACTTATGCAGTAGTAGCAGGGCTAGAAGGCCCTCCAGGACCAACAGGACCAGTAGGAGCAGCAGGGCCGACAGGGCCGACAGGCGGTCCAGGACCAACAGGCCCAGACGGTCCAACAGGTGTTGCTGGCCCAACAGGTCCAACAGGTAATACAGGACCAACAGGTCCAGATGGCCCAACAGGTGTAGCAGGTCCAAGCGGACCTACGGGTGCAGCTGGTTCAGCAGGTTCTCCGGGCCCAGACGGATTAAGTACTTTCTTATTTTACTCAGCAGCAGATAAAGATATTCTTGATAACTCTCCAAGTATAAGTGCT